TAGGTGACAGTGCATCTATTCGATTTAAATTATTTAAATTCATATCGTGGTTTCCTAACATAACAATTGTTGGGATTGTAAAGCCACGAAAAAATTTAGTTAACATGTTTATTAATTCGGGAGACATTTCTAATTTAGAATGTACTATATCACCTGTTACAACACAAATACTAGAATCTGTTGCGTGTTGAGCAATGTGTAAAAACATATTGTCAAAAACTTTATTAAATTCATCATGTCGTTTTAGCGTTCTAATATGTATATCAGATATATGAAATATCTTATCAATATATTCTATATTAGTTTCTAATTTTTTTATTTCCATATTATATTCATTCTTAACTGCATTAACCTTTCAAAAGAAAATGTAGTTGTATTTGTAATCATTTTGTTTATTGTTTCAAACCCTAACTCACTAGGGTCTTTATCTGGTAATTCTACGAAATATACATTTAATCCTTCTGCCATAAATTTCTCTGCGATAGTCAATGCTTTTTTAATTGCATCTTGATCTAAACATAAGTATATATCTTTTACCCGTTCTTCTATAATTTTTTTCTGTAAGGTTGGTTGTATTATTTTCCCAAATAATGGTATCGCATTTCTTTTTATTGCTATTGCATCAAACGCTCCTTCACATAAAACAATTGGCTCTGCCCAATTAATTAACATTTCAAATCCTATTATATCTTTAGATACTTTTGGATTTTTGTGTTTATAAGAATCACTTGAATAATATGCTCTAGATACAAAATAATTTATAAGTCCTTCTTTATTATAACTTGGTATAATTATTTTTCCAGAATATTCGCCAGCTTCAGCATACCCAATTCTGTATCTGATAATATCAAATATAGTAACTCCTCTTGTTTTTAAATAATGCATTGCATTACGATAATCAGGTGTTTTCTTTGGAATCCAGAGTGGTATATATTCTTCTGGCAATCTTAATATTTCTTCTGTTTTTATTGTTTCATTATTACGATATTTTGCAGTTTGAATTATTCGACTTAATTGCTCAAATTTTTCTTTAGGAAGTTTTAGTTGTTTAAATAGCGAAACGATCGTTCGCCCTTTTCTATCAGATATCCAACAGTGCCATGGGTTCTGGCCTTCTATTGATGTGTTAAGATTTATTTCTAATTTAGGTTTATAATGTGAAGTAAATGGAGAGAAAAATGCTATATTATCTCCTGATGTTTTCTTTCCTTTACCTAATACAGACTCTAATAATTGAAGTAATTTAAGATTCTTCATATTAATATTATAATGAAAATACTGAAGAATTCAAAGTATATGGCTTTTATATTATGGTTAAATACATTTATTAATTACAATCAATAAACGATCTAACGATCATCATTTATTAAACATTTCATTTAATAATAAATAATAATCATTTTATTAATACATTTAGAAAATAATTAAAAAATTTCACAAATCCAACCTAATACGTTAAAAATTGTTTTTGTGGTTTAGGAACTTCTCCAACTTTCAAACATTCTTTAAACCATTCATCTGGGATATCTTTCTTTGCAACATGGGTTATCCCTAACTTATTTGCATACATTTCATATGTGGTTTTACTTCCCTTTGTTATTTTTTGGTTTGGGTTTTGAAATACTATTCTTAAATCAACTCCTGGATTAGAAGCTAATATATTTTTCATTTTTCTTCTGTCAATAGTAGTCCATCTGCCTTTTGTTTCAACATACATGGTTTCTCCATTTTTCTTTTGAAATATGAAGTCTGGTGTATATTTGTGATTTGTTGCTGGTACTACATATTCTAATTTTTCAGTTTCATAATTTACTGGATATTTTGCTTCTTTAATTTGATTTGCAACTGTTAATTCTAATCCAGATTTATAACCATATTTATATGCTGCTTGTCGTTTTTTACTTCCGGCTGTATGCCAATGATTTTTTTTCTTCATAACTATTTATTTCTTATTACATTTTAGTAATTGGAGAAAACATATTTTGATCAGCTCTCTTACCCACCTTTATAGTTGCCGGAGAACCTTTATATGTATCAATAGTTCTACCTGTTCCTACTATCGTACCATCATTGTCAACACCAAAATATAATTCTTGGTGATCACCAATTGAAGAAGGCATATCTATGTCAATCAGGCCCCAATTTATTCCATAACCGTCTGCTATTTTAATATCATCTCCGCATATTTTAACTATGTGGTCCATAATAATATTTCTTATTTTCACTTCAAATTTACTTTGGCCTGCAAACCAACCCCAATTATCAGGTTCATTATCCAACTCAGATTGTATTATAGAGGACAAATTACTATATTCTTTTTCTTTCCACCATTCTACTCCCCAACCAGTTTCTACGGGTAAGGTTACGATCAAGTCACATGACTTTTGTATATTCGGAACTTCATACCAGGATGGTGAGTCTGTTGCCTTCCTGAAATATCCATCGCCGTATTTATCTTTTACATTATTATTTGCCCATATAAATGCTTCATTAATATAGTTATCAACACTTATCAAATCGGCCTTAGTCTTTATTTTTAAAAAAGCATTTTTTAAATCATTTCCATGAGTCCCAGAACCGATACTAGCCATTATTATCAAATATCCAATATGCCATATATCGGACCTGTGCACACACTTTGTGTCTGTTACTTCCTCTGTTGATTTATCCTTATCCTTAACATCATCGTCCTCTTTTTTCTTGTTTTTTATCAATTTATAAAGCGTTGTAGAATTAGTCCCACACGTTATTGTTTTCTTGCGTATCTTATAACCTGCTTTATCTGTTGGCTTCTCTTTTTTATAACCCTTGTCTTCTAAATCTTTGATGTCTTTTTTATAGGCCATTTGCTCCATAGCCGTAGTGCACTCACTAGTTTCCTCGGATAATAAATTAGTTTGTGGTTTATTTAATACTATATTTTTTAATTTCAACATTACATTTACCTTTTTTTATATCTTAACTAACAATTAGCAGTACATTTGAAACTTTCTACTTTAGCATCACCATTAAAGAATTGTTTAATTTCGTCAAAATCGAATCCCATACCGCCGGCCCATTCCGCTTTAGTATGTGTTAAAGGAGCATCAACTGTTGCTACTCCGAATCCCGTATCGTAATCTGCTACAGAAACTGTTAATGTCCACTCTTGATCACGTGTAACAGCCTCTTCGGCATCTTCTCCAGCATCTAATGCTTTTCCACGATCATCTGCCTTATTAGTATTTTTAATAGATATTTCTGGATTAGCTGCAACAAATTGTGCGGTTTCTAAATTCCATTCCCCATTGACAGTTAACCCATTTTCAGCTTGGTATTGTTGTAAATATCCTTTTAATTCATTATCAAAATGCATTGGATCATTTGAGCTATGCGGTAATTTAAGAAGTGCTTTTATATTTCGTATTTTAATATTAGTCGCCGGCTCTGAACCATCATAACCAAATACTATTTTTGAATTTGGATTTGGAACTTGTATAGTAATAGGTTTATCTGTAACAGGCGTTTTTGATATTACTCTATATTTTTCAATAAATTTACTAGCACTATTCCACAAAAATAACCTTTTCGTTATTGTACTCAAATCAATGCCAAAAGAACTTTGAGTAGTTTCTCCGCTTATAGGCGCATCAATAATTTTATTGTCATTTTTATCTTTTTTATCTGTTACTGAAATAAAAATAAATCTACTTATTTTAACATTTCCTCTGATATCAGTTCCGCTAAGTGTATTTGTATTTACAAAAACAATTGGATTTTGTAGAAACTTCCCTATCTTGTCAAATCCAGTTTTGAATGCATTTTTTTCAATTATTCTATTTATTTCTTTTTTCTTTTCTCTTGAAACATCAGAAATTTTCTTTCTATATTTCAATTTAAATTCTATTAATAATATATTATTTAACAATTCATGTTTTTTTAAAAAATTTATATTTTCATTGTCATCATTATTCAAATGTTTAGTAATTAAATTTTCAAAATTTGTAATAGCTTTACTTTTAAACCACACAGCACGTATAATAGACTTATCATTGTTGTCTGTTATCGATTGCAATTGTTTTTCAAGCTCAGTATCTCGGATCCAACTTGTATCTAAATTGTTTTCTAATAATATATTTTTTAATTTAATCATTTTATATAAATATAAAGTATAATAAGTTACATATCAATATCGATATTAATTAAAAAATTCATATCAACATCATCTCTTTTCTTAATTGCAGTACCTAATTTTCCTATTGCTA